GGATCTAGTGGAGGCTCTGGTGGGGGTGGATCGGCTGGTGGCCCTAGTAACGGCCCTGGCGGGGCTGGTAATACACCCGCAATTCCTGCCCCAGCGGTTCAGGGATATGCAGGAGGAAATGGCTTAGTATCCGGCGGTAATGCTTACGGCGGTGGCGGCGGTGGTGCTGGCGGGTTAGGCAATCCGGGGACTTCCTCTCCAGGAAAAGGCGGAGATGGAGGGATAGGAAAAACCTCTGCGATTAGCGGTTCTACAGTAACTTATGGCGGTGGGGGTGGTGGTTCTGGAACTACTACAAGCGGTTCTGGTGGGTCAAGTCTTGGCGGTGCTGGAAGCCCCAGCGGTGCAGGAAGTAATGCGCCTAATGCGAATACTGGCAGCGGTGGTGGTGGTGGCTTTAATACAGGTTCTGGGGCCGGCGGCTCTGGAAGCTCCGGCATTGTTATCATCAAAATCAATCAATAACATGACTACAAAAACATATCGCTTCCTAGGAATCGATACAGCCATGCACCTACTGCGTCCAGGTGCAAAGTGGGAAATATCAAACAACGTGTTTACTCGGTGGGATGATCCACGGCCATGCCCAAGCATAGAAGAAGTGTATTGGGTTATGGACAAGATCAAAGAGTTTGAAGAAATGATTCCTACGATTTGGTTGCCTGAGCAGTTAGAGGAAATGGGCATCAGGCAAAAGGAAATTGAAGATGCAATTGCATAATCTGTTTCCTACGCCTGTAGGCTTTGCAGAGCTTGGCAGACCCCTGAGCGATGAGGAGCTGTTCTTCATACGTGAGCTTGAGACTCGGCCCAACATGGGTAACACCACGTCTACAAACAACTTTGTACTGCGTGATCCTGCTCTCACCTCACTTCGTTCGTTCATTGAAGATGCGGTATCGGATTACTTCAAGTCTACGGTAAATCCCAAGCACAACGTAAGCCTGAGAGTGACGCAAAGCTGGTGTAATTACAGTGAGCCAGGGCAATACCACCACAAACACGCACATCCTAATAGCTACATCTCAGGTGTGTTTTATGTGCAGACAAACGCTGATGACAGGATTTACTTTTACAAAGACGGTTGGCAGCAGATCAAGTTCCCGCCAGAGCAGTGGAACCCGTACAACTCTGAGTCTTGGTGGTTTGAAGCCACAGCAGGAAAGCTGATTCTTTTTCCGTCAAGCCTGACGCACATGGTTCCGACTATTGAAGGCGATGACACAAGAATCTCACTATCGTTTAACACCTTTCCTGTGGGTGTAGTCGGGGAAGAAATGGACTTAACTGGATTAAAGCTGGAGGCGTAATGGCTCACTTCGCAAAGATTGATGAAAACAACATCGTCACTCAGGTGGTGGTGGTCGATAACAAAGACACCAGTGATGCTTCTGGCGTTGAGAAAGAACATATCGGCGCAGCGCATCTTGAAAAGATTCTCGGTGGCACTTGGAAGCAGACAAGCTACAACGGAAACAGGCGTAAGAACTACGCAGGTATTGGTTACACCTACCGAGAAGATATAGACGCTTTCGTACCGCCTAAGCCTTTTGCTAGTTGGCTACTTAACGCTGATGCACAGTGGGAAGCGCCAGTAGCAATGCCTACAGATGGAAAGATGTACAGTTGGGATGAAGCAACGACAAGTTGGGTTGAAGCAATATTGCCACAATAACTTGTGTAAGATATGATGTTTTAACTGTACCGGCCCAGTAGACCGGGACTCTAACGAGTAAGTCATGAGCGACGAAAGTCAAACCTTAGCGGAAGTAGAATCCGCGCTAGCACCCGAGGTGACGGCCACCACGGAGGATGCACGAAATGCGCCGGAGGTCGCTGAACAAGCGCCAGATCAGACTGAGGAAAAGCGTTTTACCCAGGCTGAACTAGACGCGATGATCAGCAAACGCCTTGCAAGAGAGCAACGCAAGTGGGAACGAGAACAAAAGCTGAGGGCGTCAACGCCCGATATGCCGTCTGGTGATCTACCCGCGCAAGATAGTTTTGCGTCAACTGAGGAATACGCGGAAGCGTTAGCCGAAAGAAAAGCCGCAGAATTGCTTGCACGTCGGGATGCAGAAAGACAGCGTGCGGAAGTTCTTGAGGTCTATCACGAGCGCGAAGAAGAAGCGCGGTCTAAGTACGAAGATTTTGAACAAGTCGCGTACAACCCCCGACTTCCAATCACGACAGTGATGGCCGAAACGATTCAAGCGTCTGACATTGGCCCCGAGGTGGCTTATTACCTTGGTTCTAATCCGAAAGAAGCTGATCGTATTGCCAAGTTGTCGCCTTTTTTGCAGGCAAAAGAGATTGGGAAGATTGAAGCTAGGTTAAGTGAAAATCCTCCTGTTAAGAAATCATCGAGTGCCCCAGCGCCGATTCAGCCTGTCACTCCTAGGGGTGGCAACGCAAGAGTTTTAGACACAACTGACCCGCGTTCAATTAAGGAAATGTCAACGTCAGAGTGGATAGAAGCCGAGCGTCAAAGGCAGATTAAGAAGTGGGAATCTCAAAACCGAGTCCGCTAATTTTTTGAAAAGGAATTGTCATGGCAAATAGCCTACTTACCATCGACATGATTACTCGCAAGGCGCTTGAAATCCTTGAGAATAATCTTGTCTTAACCCGCAACGTAAACCGCCAGTACGACGACAGCTTTGCCGTTGAAGGCGCTAAGATTGGTTCAACCCTCCGTATTCGCCTCCCGGACCGTGCGCTTGTCACTGACGGTGCTGCACTGCAAGTCCAAAGCGATAACGAGCAGTACACCACGTTGACTGTTGCTACGCAAAAGCACATCGGTGTTAACTTCACATCTGCTGAATTGACCTTGCAGTTGGACGACTTCGCAGAGCGTGTGCTTAAGCCTCGTATTAGCCAGCTTGCTGCTAGCATCGACGCTGACGTTGCTAACTCCTACCAGTACATCGGTAACACAGTTGGTACGCCTGGAACGACGCCCGCTACATCGTTGGTTCTGTTGCAAGCACAGCAAAAACTCAACGAGAACGCTGCGGTTATGTCGCCCCGTTACGCCACCGTCAACCCAGCCGCTAACGCTGGTTTGGTTGAAGGCATGAAAGGTCTTTTTAACCCCACCGACACGATCAGCCGTCAGTTCAAGAACGGCATGATGGGCATGGGTGTGCTTGGGTTTGATGAGATCAACATGTCTCAGTCGATCAAGCAGTTCACGACCGGATCGCGTACGGCTACTGGCGGTACAACGTCTGCTGCTGTAACAAGCGAAGGTGCAACGACTATCGCCATCACTGGCGCAGGTGCTAGCGCAACCGTTAAAGCTGGCGACGTGTTTACCGTGGCTGATTGCTATGCAGTTAACCCACAAACCCGTGAGTCCACTGGTTCGCTGTTCCAGTTCGTTGCAACCGTTGACGTCACGCTGAATGGCTCTGGCGCAGGTAACATCACTGTCGCTCCGATCTATTCTTCGGGTAACGCCTTAGCTACCGTTGCTAGCCTTCCTGCTACCAGCAAGGCCGTGACTTTTGTTGGTGCAGCATCTAGCCAGTACCCACAAAACCTCGTCTACCACAAAGACGCTATCACTTTCGCCACTGCCGATCTGATGATGCCGCAAGGCGTTGACATGGCATCGCGTCAGGTTCATAACGGTATTTCGATGCGTATTGTTCGTCAGTACGACATCAACAACGACCGTATGCCCTGCCGTATTGACGTGCTCTATGGCTACAGCGTGATTCGTCCGCAAATGGCAGTTCGACTCTGGGGCTAATCGATCTAGGGGGCTTCGGCCCCCTTACCCAATTATTTTTTGAAAGGATTTATCATGGCAATTCCTAATGGTGCTGGTGGCTATCAGTACAACGACGGTAATACCGGCGAGGCTTTGTTGTTTGTTCAAGGTGCTCCTACCGCGCTTACTGGCGCAGCTACAATCACAGCGGCTCAACTAGCAAACGGTCTGTTTACGTTTGACGGCACCGCTGGCGCAATGACGCTGCCTACGGTTGCGTTGCTTGAGGCTGAAGTTTCTTCCGCAGCTAAGATCAATGCAGCGTTTACGTTTGCGGTGGTTAACATCGACAGTACAGATGCGGTGACCGTAACGGCAGGCACGGGTTGGACGCTTGTTGGCACGGCTGCGGTATCGGCAGGTACATCGTCGCAATGGCTGGCTCGCAAGACCGGCGACGGCACTTGGACGGCTTATCGGATTGCGTAATCGATAGGGGGTTCGCCCCCTATTTTTAAAAGGATTAGCTATGTCAAACACTAAGCCAATCGGCGTTGCTTTCACTGACCAAGACATCATCGGCGCGCAGTACATATTGTCTGATGAACAGTTTGGTTACACAGCAAACGCTCAAGGTACGGTAACTCAGGCTACTAGCAAATCGACCGCTGTAACGCTTAACAAAGCCGCCGGTCAGATCACGATGAATAACGCAGCTTTGGCGAGCGTAACCAACGTAACTTTTACGTTAAACAACTCGCTTATTTCTACTAACGACATCTTGATTCTGAACGTAAGCGGTGGTGCTACGGCTGGCGCGTATAACTGCTGGGTTTCCGGTATAAGCGCAGGTTCTGCGTCAATTACCGTGCGTAACATCTCAGGCGGCTCGCTGTCTGAAGCAGTTGTTATTAATTTTGCTGTAATTCATTGCGTGTAAAGGCGCGGGGGCTAACTACCCCCATTTAAAATTATGGCCGTCATCTATCTTCGCCACCCTACGCATGGTGCTAAAGTTGCTATATCTGACATGGAAGCTGAACATGACAGACAAAATGGCTGGGAAGCGTATGATCCTAATGCCGTAACGGATGAGCATGAGACTGTTAACGAACTTCAACCACGTCGTCGCAGTCGCAGACCTCAGGAGATTGAGTCATGACAACTGCCGCTGAATTGATTGAAGGGTCGCTTAGACTTCTTGGCGTGTTGGCCGAAGGTGAACAGCCCTCGGTTGCTGTGATGCAAGATTCCATCATGGCGATGAATCAAATGATTCAGTCATGGGATACCGAGCGCCTGTCGGTGTTTAGCACGCAAGATCAGGTGTTTACATGGCCTGCTTACACCATGTCCCGCACGCTTGGGCCTACTGGTGATTTTGTTGGCAATCGTCCTATCGAAGTTGACGACGCAACTTATTTTAAAGACCCTTCATCAGGGTTGTCGTTTGGCGTCAAACTTATCAATCAGCAGCAGTACGACGGCATCGCGTTTAAAACGGTTACGTCCACCTATCCGCAGGTTTTATGGGTCAACAATACCTTTCCTGATATTGAGATGACCATTTACCCTGTACCTATTAAAGCCTTAGAGTGGCACATTATTTCGGTAGAAACGCTCAATGAAGTGTCAAGCGTCGCTACAGACATGTACTTTCCACCAGGCTATTTACGCGCGTTTCGTTACAACCTAGCGTGCGAGTTAGCGCCTGAGTTTGGTGTAGAACCTTCGCCGCAGGTACAGCGTATTGCCATGTCAAGTAAGCGCAACATTAAGCGCATCAACTTCCCCGGCGATCTTATGGCAATACCTTATCCGATTGTTGCGACGCGTCAACGGTATAACATCTACGCCAACAATTTCTAATGAAAACGCCGATTCTTGGATCGACTTACGTTGCCCGTTCCGTCAACGCAGCCGATGCGAGGATGGTCAATCTGTTTCCGGAAGTTGTGCCGGAAGGCGGCAAAGAACCCGCGTTTCTTCAGCGCTGCCCAGGTCTGCTCAACCTTGCTACGATTGGTAGCGGGCCTATTCGTGGGCTGTGGACGTTTTCGTCTGACAACAGCACGGCGTTTGTTGTGTCGGGTAATGAGCTGTACAAGATCAATACCAGCTACACCGCGACGTTGCTTGGTTCTATCCCCGGCACTGGCCCTGTCAGCATGGCCGATAACGGCATACAGTTGTTCATTGCTTGTAACGGCCCTAGTTACATCTACAACGTCGATACGGGTGTCTTTGGCCAGATCGTAGACCCAAACTTTCCCGGCGCAGTGTCGGTTGGTTATATTGACGGTTACTTTGTTTTTAATGAGCCTAACAGCCAGCGAATTTGGGTCACGCAACTGCTTGATGGGACGTCCATAGACCCTCTTGATTTTGCTAGCGCGGAAGGTTCGCCCGACGGCGTTGTTGGTCTTATTGTTGACCACCGCGAAGTTTGGGTCTATGGCACTAGCACGGTTGAGGTTTGGTACGACGCAGGTACGCCAGACTTTCCTCTCCAGCGCATCCAAGGCGCGTTTAATGAGATTGGTTGCATCTCGGCGTACACCATCGCCAAGATGGATAATGGTCTGTTTTGGCTTGGTGCAGACGCCCGAGGCCAAGGTATTGTTTACCGCGCCAACGGCTACACCGGTCAGCGCATTAGCACCCACGCGGTTGAATGGCAGATTCAACAGTACGGCAACCTAACAGACGCGCTTGCGTACACATATCAGCAAGACGGCCACAGTTTTTACGTGCTTATTTTCCCTAGCGCCAACACAACGTGGGTCTACGATGTAGCAACAGGCGCATGGCATGAGCGTGCAGGCTGGAGCAACGGATCGTTTACGCGGCACCGCAGCAATTGCCAGATGGCGTTTAACAACAAAATCATCGTAGGCGATTACGAAAACGGCAACATCTATGCGTTTGATTTGGACACCTACGCCGATAACGGTCAGATACAAAAGTGGTTGCGCTCGTGGCGGGCGTTGCCGACAGGTCAAAACAATCTTAAGCGCACCGCGCATCACGCGATGCAAATTGATATGGAGTCTGGCGTTGGTTTAAATGGGTACCCCACGACAGAAAGCGTCTATTTCATCACTGAGACAGGTAACAATTACTTAGTTACTGAGTCTGGCGAATACTTTATCGAGGAACAAGACCTGCCTGGAACGCAAGGAGCAGACCCTCAAGTTATGCTGCGTTGGTCCGACGATGGCGGTCATACGTGGTCTAACTATCACACCACGTCTGTCGGCAAGATTGGTCAGTACTACTACCGCGTCTGGTTCCGTCGTCTAGGTATGACGATGAAATTGCGCGACCGTGTGTACGAACTATCGATGACTGATCCGGTGAAGACTGCGATTATGGGCGCAGAGCTTTTGATAACGCCGACTAATGCTTAACATTACTAACATTCCAGCACCGCGCGTCAGCATTATTGACGAGCGAACAGGACTTATTTCGCGGGAATGGTATCGCTTTTTTTTAAATCTGTTTACGTTAGTTGGGCAAGGTAACAACCAAACTAGCTTAGACGATCTTCAAGTCGGCCCACCGGCGCAGAGCATCAATATACTAGTGTCTGGTAGCCCGACAGACCTAGCACCACCGCCCGTGCCGCCGGTGTCTATCGCTGACAATCAAGCCATACTGCCGCCTAGCGTACAGTTTTCGCCTGACGATAGCTTGGCGCTGTACCCACCGTTTGCTTTCCCGTCTGCTGATGATAGCCAAGCGTTACTGCCTTCGGTTGTACAAGCGCTAGTGCAAAGTTACGCCGACTTAGCGCCTCCAGTCATTCCCCCAAGCGTAGCCACTAACGGCACAGTCACGAGTGTTGACGTGTCTGGTGGCACGACAGGCATGTCGTTTACTGGTGGTCCTATTACAAGCTCAGGCACGATCACCATGTCAGGCACGTTAGCGGTCGCTAACGGCGGTACAGGCGCATCGTCGTTAAGCGGCGCGGGTATCGTCACAACAACCGGCACTCAAACGATTAGTGGTCAAAAGAACTTTACAAGCTACACCAATACTTTTCTTGGCACGACTTACGCCACCTCCGACGGCGGCACAGGTAGTAACGCTTATTTTGGTGAGAGTAGTGCTTACGCCGTTGTAGGCGGCGCTAACGGTGTGGTGTTGGCTAGTGGGGGAACATACCCAGGCACCGCACGGTACGTTGGCGATTCAACGTCGTTTCGACCATCAACAACTGCGGCTTACAGTTCAGGTACGCTAAGTCAGCGGTGGACAACGGTCTACTCGCAAAATCTTGACTTGTCGGGCGTTGTAGCGGCAGGTACATGGAATGGCTCAACCATAACCACAGGCTACGGCGGCACAGGCGTTACATCAACGCCAACGAATGGTCAGCTATTGATTGGTAACGGGTCTGGATACTCGTTAGCGACGTTAACTGCTGGGTCTAACATATCAATCACTAATGGCGCTGGGTCCATCACCATTAACGCCTCGGGTTCTACGGGCGTAAGCTCTGTTGATGTCTCTGGCGGTTCAACGGGCTTAACCACATCCGGTGGCCCTATCACGTCATCAGGCACGATCACGATTAGCGGCACGTTAAACGTGTCTAACGGTGGCACGGGCGCAACCACACAGTCTGGCGCACGATCTTCGCTTGGCGTTCCTGCATCGCCTACCGGATCAAGTGCTCAACTGCTTGCAAATAATGGCTCAGGCGAATTCAGTAACGTCAGCGTTGGGTCAGGATTAAGTTACTCAGGCGGCACGTTAAGCGCCACAAATACCGGTACGGTAACCAGCGTGAGCGGCAGCGGCGGCTCGACGGGGCTAACGCTTACCGGTGGCCCTATCACGACGTCTGGCACTTTGACGCTAGGCGGTACGCTTGCCACAGGTAGCGGTGGTACAGGCGCATCATCGCTTACAGGCGCAGGGATCGTCACAACGACTGATACCCAAACAATTAGCGGTCAAAAGAACTTTACAAGCTACACCAACACCTTCCGCGCAACATCGTACGCTACGTCTGATGGTGGTAGCGGCTCTAACGCTTACTTTGGTGAGAGCGGCGCATATGCCGTGGTAGGAGGCGTTAACGGCGTTGTTTTAGCGACAGGAAGTACCTTTCCTGGCACGTCTATTTTTGTGGGCGATAGCAATACTTGGCGACCGACTACCGATAACGTCCGCGCCCTAGGGACTGCCTCGTTTAGGTACACGGTAGTTTACGCAACCACAGGCACTATCAATACATCAGACGCAGCGCAAAAGCAGCAGGTTAGATCGTTGTCAGACGCCGAGCAGCGTGTAGCGCAACGCGTCAAGAAACTCATTCGCGCCTTCAAATGGAACGACGCGGTTGAAGAAAAAGGTGAAGCGGCGCGTATTCATTTTGGTGTTATCGCGCAAGATGTGCAAGAAGCATTTGCCGCCGAGGGCTTAGATGCGTCAAAATACGGTTTGTTTTGCAGTGACACATGGACCAACTCGGACGGATCGTCACAAACGCGTTTAGGCGTGCGTTACAGCGAATTGTTGGCTTTTGTTATCGCCGCACTTTAAGGACTACTATGCCTACTATTTTATCCCCTAGCCCAAAACTTCAGTTTTTCGCTTCGGATGGCTCCTTGTTAGTCGGCGGCAAACTTTACACCTACGCAGCCGGAACGACCACGCCGCTAGCGACCTACACCGATTCTACTGGGGCGACGGCCAACACGAACCCCATCATCTTGAGCGTGCGCGGTGAGGCTAACGTCTGGCTGGGCACGTCGTCGTACAAGTTTGTTCTTAAGGATAGCAACGACGTCCTTATTTGGACGGTCGATAATATCTCAACCGCGCAAGGGCTTATTGACGCCTTAAGCGCGTCGTTAGCTGCGGCGTCAGGTTCATCGTTGATCGGGTACGCGCCATCGGGCGCAGGTGCTGTAACGACCACGGTCCAAGCTAAGCTGCGCCAGACGATAAGCGTCAAAGATTTTGGTGCTACGGGTGACGGCACAACCGACGATACGGTAGCGTTTCAAAACGCGTTGACTGCTGCGACAGGTAAATCGCTTTACGTGCCTGCCGGTACATACGTCTGTACAGGGCTAACGATCTACAGCGGCACCAACATGTACGGCGATTCGCCCGCTACATCGATTATCAAAGCCAAGAGCACCCTTGGCGCTACAACGCCGCTGTTAAAGAACCCCAATCAGTCAGGTACAGCGTACGTTTATGTAGACAAAGGTATTAGCGTCAGCGATATTAAGTTTGACGGTAACAACTTAGGCCCGCGCACGGCTGAATTGGTGTCGTTTGGTAAGGTCGAAGACCTTAACATCACTAACTGCTACGTGTACAACGTGCAGTACATCGGCATCGCGTTGGCAGGCTGTATTGCCGTAGGTGTTAATCAATGTTTGTTTACAGAGTGCGGCAGCGACAGTGTGCTTGCCGAGGGCGGTGCTGCGATATGGATGGGGCCAGCCGCTGACACCACAAGGTCTTACGACGTAAGCGTCAGTGAAAGTAGCTTTATTAGCAACAACTGGTCGGCCATGTACGCCAACGGTGATCGTCTGTCGATCAACGGTAATTACTTATCCGCAAATAAAGAGTCCGGCATTTTCATGACCGGCAGCAACAACGTCATTTCTGATAACTGGATTAGCGGTCAGACTAAAAAGAACATCTCCGCGTCGGGTATTGAATTTGAAGGTGATTTTCATACAATTAGCGGCAATTTTATTGGTGATTGTGATGACTACTGTATAGCCGTTACAGATTCGCAGTTCACTACAATCACTGGTAACTCGCTCTATAACCCGCGTCGTAACAGCGCGTCGTTCCCCAACGCAAGTTGCATTGGCATCATTTCGCTAACGGCTAGCCCGAACCAACCGCGCTACATTTTGATCGTTGGCAACAACATGTGGGCACCTTCAAACGACGCCTACGCGGGTGTGTACTTTTACGGCACGTCGTCTGCGCCGCAATACGTCACGATCAGCGATAACCAGATGAATGGCAACACTTGGACGTCTGGTCAAGCAATTTACGTCACGTCAGGGCAAGCGTCTTCGTCGCAAATCTTTCGCGACAATCCTGGCGCGTTTGACATATTTGACCAAGGTGGTTACGCGTCGGGTCGCTTCTACGCAGGTGAGACACTATCGCCTGCAACGGCAGCAGGCACGTTGGCGGTAGCGGCTAACACCTTCTATGCCATGCCGTTCAACGTAAGACAATCGCAGCTTTGGACAAAGATAGGTTGCACGGTAACTACCGCAGGCGCAGGCGTTTTTGCGTACCTTGGTATTTATCGCATGGAGAACGGTATACCAACATCGCTTGTGTTAGATGGCGGTGCGGTTGGCCTAACAACAACAGGTACTAAAGAGATCACTATTTCGCAGCCTTTACCGTCAGGCACCTACGCGCTTGTGTTGCTCGCCAACGCTAGCGGTGCTACGGTTAGGGCCGGAACACCTAGTGATGTGGCGTTAGCTACTGTAGGATGTAGCGCAGTAGGGACGGCTGACACGTTAATTACGGCCAGCCAAACTTATGGCACGTTACCCTCGACCTTTCCTGCCGTATCTTACTCAACCAGCAGCACGCCCTTGCTGACTTTGCGCTATGGAGTTTAAAAAATGACTGTAACTGCAAAAGCCTTGGCCGAAGGCCAGATCATCCCTAATTCAAACACGACGGTCTACACCGCGCCGTTAGCTGTAACAACGATCATTGATAAGTTGACCACGGCTAACTACGATTCTGTGGCGCGTGAAATTACAATCAGTATCGTGGCGTCTGGTGGTTCAGTAGGTGATGCCTATTACATCGGCAAACAGACGTTAGCGGCTAAAGAGACTTACATTTGGCCCGAGGTCGTAGGTCAGATTCTTAACACGGGCGACTATGTGTCGGCCATTGCCAGTAACAATACCGGCGTGAACTTACGCATGAGTGGGCGCGAAATAACTTAAGGAGCACGGCTATGGCCGCATGGATGATACCCGCAGCAATTATTGGCAGCGCGTTATTTGGCTCTAGCGCGTCTAAAAAAGCCGCTAGCACGCAAGCTGACGCTGCTAACCGCGCTGCTGACTTGCAGATGCAGCAGTTTGAGCGTCAGGTTGAGCTGCAAGAACCTTGGCGTCAGGCGGGCATCACAGCGCTCAACAAGCTCACGCCGCTGGCGACTGAATATACGCCGTTCGGTATGGATCAGTTTCAGCAAGACCCAGGCTACGCGTTTCGCATGAAAGAAGGCATGAAGGCGCTAGAGCGCTCGGCAGCAGCGCGTGGTGGTCTACTGTCAGGCGGTATGTTGAGGGGCGCTCAAGAGTACGGCCAAGGTCTAGCGTCGCAAGAGTACATGAACGCTTTTAACCGCTATCAAGCCGAGCGTAACGCCCGACTCAACCCCCTACAGTCGCTTGCAGGCGTAGGTCAAACAGCAACTAACCAGCTTGGTCAAGCAGGGCAGACGATGGCAGGCAACGTGGGCCAAGCAATGGGCGCTGCCGCACAAGCGCGAGCGTCTGGGTACATAGGTGGCGCAAACGCGTTGTCGCAAGGGCTTGGTACGTACTTGAACTATCAGCAAGGCCAAAACTTTTTGAACGCCATGCGGCCACAACAAGCTACCGCTGCTGCGCCTATTACTGATTATAGTTATGGTGGCTACACCTACTATGGAGGCTAATCAT